TCCAATTTTGAATCTCCATGTAATTGAATAGATCTTCATCAACTAAAAATCTAAGATTTAAATCGCCAAAGATAATTTTATCACCAGGAATATCAATATCTTTTAGATAACTAGTTTGCTGTGCAATTCCAAGATCTAGTGCTGGAATGTTTGCTTGATTGCAGAAAAAAGCAGCAGAAGGACATCTTTTCAATGAAAACTTAAAACCAGTTGGTGATAAGAAATTTCTATTTTGAATCGGAGTTCCTGGTCTTTCTGCAGGAGCTTTTCTCTTAGGCATGATTATAAGGTATCGCGCTTAAATCTCTACATTCTTATTTAGATACAAAAAAAGACCTCCCGAAGGAGATCTATACCATTATTAAATTGTTTTTTTCTTCCTATAATAATCACTCTCACACTTAAAATAGATTCGTGTTTGGAAAAATTTAGGATCGACGTATTTGGTTGGATTTGGTTTGTGTTTGAATTTGTATTTGATTGGATTTGTATGTATTAAAATGTGATCGTATTTGTGAGGTGTCATAAAAACCAATAAGGCACTCTTATTTAGTAGCAGACATAAAAAAAGGACCCTTGCGGGTCCTTGTATAACCTTGTGAAAATGAATCACATGAGGTTCTTGACAGTAACGCGACGGTAGTAGCGGTTGCTGTTGCTCGTAAGAGCGCCAGAACCTTGGGAAGTACCTTCTGCAAATGGGTTTGCAATGATACCGTAGCGGGTCTTGAATCCAATTTTTGGTTGGAAGCTGTTCTCGCCAACGGCACGAACCATTTGAAGGGGAACGTATGGGCAGTAGAACATACCTGCGTCATAAGGTGAAGTACCCTTATAACCAACAACGTAGTACTGGTTAGCAGCAACGTTTGCAGAATAAGGATCGATGTAGACACGATACTTACCTTGGAGAACACCAGCAAATGTGTTACCAGTGTCATCAACGTTGAGGTTAGCGTTGAGTGCAGGGGTGTAATCGAGAACACCAGCCATGGTCAGTGCAGAAGCAACGTCTGCAGAACACATGATGATGTTGCCCTTTCCTCTACGAGTTCTTTGTGCGATTGCGTTCGCATCTCTCTCGATTTGGAACAGGAGACCCTTGAACTTCTCAACAGACCAGCGACCGTTGGAGTCGATGTCGAGATCGAACTCACCAGCAGTAGCGGTGTTGGTGGCAGCACCTGGTTCAGCAACCTTATAGATGGTTCTGATGACTTCGCGGTTGATCTCAGCAAGAATCTCAGTAGAGAGAATATTTGCGAGTTCCGCTTCAGCATTCAGACCGTGGATTGCCTTAAGGTCTTGTGCCAGTTCCAAGGAGTACTCTGCTTTGAGTGCTCTGGACTTAGCGGTTACAGTGACTTTCTCGATTGAGAATGCCATCTGGTTGAATGCGTCAGCACCCGTTCCGTCAAGAGATTCAGCAGAATCGGTACGCATACCCTGACCAACGTTGTATGCAGTCTTATCTGCACTACCAGTTGGGTTAAGAACTGCAGGGTTAGTACCGGTTTGTGAGGTAGTACCTAAACCAGCAGCAGCACCAGAGAAACCGTTAGCATCATCGAGACCCTTAGGTTGTCCGGAGAATGCGGTGTCTGCTTCATCGAAGAATGATTCGGTGCCAGACTGGTTGGTGTAGCGGGAACGCATCGCGAAGATGAGTCCAGTAGGTCCGCTCATAGGTTGAACGCCAGCCAGGTCATATGCGACCAGGTTAGGCATAGAGCGTCTGATCAGGGAGATCAGTACGGGGTCGAAACCAGCAACAGGTCCAGTTGCGGTTGCGTCAGCAGAGAAACCAGCATTAGCACCAGAGTTGGTGTTCATGGTTGGTTGCTCAGTCAGCATTCCACCTTGTTGGAATGCAGATTGCTCACGAAGGAATTTTTCTTGGTTTTCTAACAGGACAGCGGTTACTGCTCTCTTATGGGAATCTGTGATTTTATCAAGACCCTCATGGTTGAGGAGAGGTGCCCACTTTTCCTGCAGATGTTCGGAATGGAACATTTGCTTTTAAAGGGTAATGTTTACGTTTGATTTAATGTTAAATTCAGTTTATTTGCTAAGGGTGGAACCCAGAGCTCTCATATATGCGTCCATGGAACCGCTTACAGAAGCAGGTGCCGAATCGACGCCTTCTGAGAGGGTTTCAGTCTTAGCGGTTGTAGAAACATTCTTCTGAGTGAAGTATGACTCCTTCAGTGTTTCTAACTTGCCACGATATTGATCTTCACTTTCAAACTCTACACTTTCGGAAAGTGAGGCGAGCTTCTCTTTCTGAGTCTGCGCGAGACCTTCAGAGACTTGATCCAAGATTCCGCCAGCAACCGATTCTGCGAGTCGGGAGTTGAGGGAGATATTTTTCTCAATTTGCTCGTTGAGTTTTGTCTCCATATCATCTAATTTTTCTACCATGCTCTCAAGCACATCATACTTATCTTCAGGGATTGATACATAATGTTCTTCAAAAAGACTCTTCATTCCAGTAAGGAATGATTCGGTCATTTCGGTCTTAAGACCGGATTCAACTGCGAGTGCATTTTCTTCAAACCACTCGTCAGAAACATACTCAAGATAGGAATCAACTCTTTCTGCGAGTGATTCTTTTGCTGCTTCGATTTCCTCAGCAAGCTTTTCTTGATATTGTGCTTCCAGATTTTCTTTGATTTCTGCAACCTTAGAATTGATTGCTGCTTCAAAGATGATCTTTGCTTTTTCTCTAAATTCTTCGGAGAGTTCTTCACCACCAAGAAGAGCATTAACATCTTCTTCGATGTCATATTCTGCAGTAACTTCCTCTTCGGTAGTTACTTCCTCTTCAGAAACAACTTCTTCTTCAGCAACAACCTCATCGGTGGTTACTTCTTCTTCTTCGATTGCCTCTTCAGAGGAAACTTCTTCCTCTTCTTTCATGCCCTTCATGGCATCAGCAGGTTTTGCGCCTTTATTTACGATATCCTTAACCTGCTTAAGGGTGCCACCTGGAGTCTTCAGCTTTGCTGAGTCATCATCTACTTTATAGTTCTCAGGGGTAGGACCACCGAGATCTTCGTAAGAGGCAGCAACCGAAGTATCCATTGCATCTGCTGGCTTGGCACCAGAGTTAACAGCGGTTTTGGATTGCTGTGTCTTTACTTCCATTTCTTGTAAATTCTTGCCACTAGACATTAGAACTCTCCGTGTTTTTCCGTATTAAAACTATATTTATTTATAAAATTAAAGATTAGATAAGAAGTCATTGAATAAGTTAAGCTTATGCTCATCAAGTGCTTTCTGATCTACTAATGTATTAATTCTCTTTTTGGTTTGTTCTGCATATCTTTCACGCAGAAGTCCACCTTCCCAAACCCACTCTTTTCCTTCCATAATTCCTTCAACAAATGCATCAGGAGCCGAAGGATCCGCTACGATATCAGCAGCGGTTGCTAACATAAAGTCGTCACCGACAACGTTGACACCCTCACGGGTTGTTTTTAAAGAACCAATTCCGCGAGAAGAAACGCCGAGTTTTACACCGTCTTCAACTAAGGCAGATGCAATTTTACCCATAGGGGTATTCAAAATCTTTGCTTTACCAATGAAGTTTGAACCACTTTCTCTTAGTGAAACAATCTTATGAGAAACACGATCTAGATTGACAGTTGGACCGTCAGGATGACCAAGTTCTCCAAGTGCTCTACCTGCTTGAACATGTGCTTCATTGTAACGGGCAACTTCACGACGAAGTGTTTCCATAGGATACATGCGACCATTACGGTTCTTAATATTACCCTGAAGGAAAACTCCCTCAATGTACAGTGATTTCTTACCAGACTGAGTAGTCTCTACGAGAAATTTTACTGATTCAATTTCTTCTCTGATTAGTTTCATTTTTTTATGCGGTGTAACCTACTTTTGCAACTTCAACTGCAGCACCAGTGACATAAATTTGATCAGTTGGATTTTTCTCAACTAATTCGACTGAGTTATTGAGTTGAGTAAACGAACCAATAACGTTGTCGCTTGAGTCAAGCCTAAAAACAACCACTGCACCAGCAGTGGCAACAATTCTCACAACAGTAGCATTACCAACAGTGGTTTTATTACTAGACCCTGCTGACAATGCTGCTTTTGCTGCTAATGGTAAAACCCTTGCCATTTTTTTATATTACTTATATTGTTTATTTATAAGTCAGACATCATCAGTGGTTTCCGACTTATTATCTTCTACTTCAATTTGATCTTCTCCACTGAGAAGACTGTTTGAAACTAGAGGACGAAAGTTATCAACTCTCACTGCTGCTTTAGCATAGAGAGCATCTTTAATGGTATCACTAATTTGAGATGGTGACTCATCAGCAATGATCATATCTATAAGGTCATCCATTTAATTGTATATTATACGACTATGAGTATTTATATCTCCCCACCCTTAGGCATTTCAATTGGTTCCGCAGCAGAGGCATCAATTTCGGGTTCCATTTGAGGTTTTCCTAAATCCATATCTGCTGCCGAATCTAAAGGTTGTCCAGTAGCAGGATCGACTGTTGTTGGGTCTGGAATTATTCCTTTTTTAATTTCACTTTTAATTAACTTATCTTGTTCGAGAATCTCAATGTCAGTTTGACGCAGAATCTTACGACGTACATAATCTTGAGAATAATACTTACCAATATAAGGTTCTGCCGTTGCTGCAAGAGTCAGTCTCTCGTTCATGAGTTCTGCTTCTTTCAGTTCAGAGAAGTGATTGTCATAGAGGAAGTCATACTGAATATGCTCACTCATCGTCTCCCAATCTTCGGGAGTAATTATATTCTTTAGTAGTAATTGTGTCTTCAACATGTCATTGAACATATTGGAGAATCTCTTTCTTAAACGAGCAACAAATTTAGTAAACTTAAGTTCATCTCTCAAGATCTCAGAAGATCTCCCCAAGTTAAACCCACCTTCGCCATCCATTCGTGATGGAGGGACGTTAAGCGAACGGTAGAGTTTCTTTTTAAAATACTCAATATCAGTGATTTCACCCAGGTTTTGTCCGCCAGGGAGAGTGGAGATTTCGGTTCCTCTTCCACCCTCACGCCTTGGAAGCCAGAAGTCTTCAAGCATTGCCATGTACTTTTTGTCATCACGAATTTCTCCTGTGTTTGCATCGTATACAAGTTTATTGCGATAACGCATCATAACATCACGAAGATATTGTTCTGCCTTTTGTTTTGGCAGATTGCCAACATCAATGTAAAAAATTCTACGTTCAGGTGCTCTTGATAATCTATAGATAACCAGTGAATCCTCAATCATTCTAAGTTGATTGATAGATTTTATTGCTTTATGTAAATATGAAAGAGTAGTTCCTTTATTTCTATCAACAAGACCAGATGTGCAGTATGTAATTGCATCTCTTGCAATTTTAATTCCTTGAGTTGCACCAGTCTGTGCAGGATTACCGGTGGGATAAATTGATTTTGGATTGTAAATAAAATACTCGTCAATTTCGGGGAAGTCATAATCCATTGGATTATCACTTTTAAGTTGCACTACAGATCTTGCCCCTTGCTCGCCTGATTTTTTTCTCTGCTGGCGAACATAACGCATTTTCATTGCGTCAATATAACGAAGTTCTTGAATACCCTCTTGTGGATTTTTTAAATCAATAATTTTATGATAGTAAATACGTCCATCAATATACCAGTTACGATATATCTCATGTGCTTTCTTATCAAAATCCAATAAATCTAAAATATATTTAAATTCTTTACGAATTTTTGTCTTTATACCATCACTAGCATTAAGATTAGAAAGTTCAATTTCAACAGGACTATCATTAGAATCTGAAACAATTGCTTCATTTACAATATCTTCGATAGCACTATCCGTTTCAGGGTGAAGTGCCATCTCACGATATCGCTTGATTAAATCAAACTCAGTGCGAAAAACACCTTCAATATCTACATAAGAACCAAAAAAACCACTACTCATATAGTGGTCAGCCCCATCCTCATTATTAGGAGGAACGGGACTGACAGCACTTGGAGATAGTGGTTCTGTGTCCTCTATAGAGAACCCAAACAATTTTGACATTATTATGAACTAACTTTGGTCTGATCTATTTATTATATCAGATCAGAGAGTACTTGGATCAGTTTCGCCTGCACCAAGATCAGCTGGTGCCCAATACTGTACTTGGAATTCAACTGTGAATTCTTCAATGGTGTCACCAGTATCATATGAAAGGTCAATAGCACTGATATTTGTTGGGAAAATACCGTAGAATCTGTACTGCTTAGCAGATTCTAAACCAGTGGTATCAACTTTATTGAGTGCAGTTGCCTGTCTAGCAAACTGAATAACATCAGCATTGACTTGATATGATGCAGGATCGGTAGCACCAGATCCATCAGCATATTGACCAGTGAATTGCATCCATGCTTCCATGGCAGTGCGAATCTTAAAATCATTATCATTGATGACAGTAACAGTCCAAGTATCAAATGTTCTATCTCCAGCAACTTTAAAGATTCTTCCTCTAAAAGGAACATCGATTGATGCGATGTTCGATGCTGGTAACTGTGCTGCCTTACACAGAATTGAGAACTCATCTGAATCGTAATCTGCTCCACCAGGGAAAGATGTTAAGTTTACCTGGAATAGATTAGGGCGAGCGCCGCCGCCCTTCAAAGTTGATTTAATCTTTTCGATTGAGTGAGACATTTCGTAAATCCTCCTTTTGTTATTTAGATATTATGATCAAACTCTACCAGCTACTTCCTCAAAACTGATGCCAGTTCTAGTGGCAACAAATGTGAGGGTGATGTAGTTGATTGACTTAGCAGGCTTCAGGAAGATGTCTGCTCTGAACTCATTATTATCAATAACATCTGGAGTGTTGTTAGTGGTATCGCAAACAACAAGGAATCCGTAGAGTCCTCTCTTTGCTTGAACATCACGAAGGAATGGTTCAACGATGTTTCTAAAGTTTGCTCTTGTTAACTCATCATTGAGTTCAAAGAGTTGTGCTTGCGCTGCTCTCTCCAGTGCTTGCTCAATAGTGAGGAACAAGCGACGAACGTTGATTCTATCAAATGCAGATGCGTGACCGAGTGCGGTCTTGTCACCGAAGAGAAGAGTTCCGATACCAGGTGTAGTGATAAAGGAGTTGATTCTTGCGGGATAGAGACGATCTCTTTGTGCCTTGTTAGGGTTGTATGCCAGTTTAACTGCGTTATTAATAACACCACGCTGTTGTCCAGCAGGTGAGAACCAAGGATATGCAGTGATCGCAGTGCGATGCATCAGACCAGCAACGTCAGCATTCGCTGGAACATAACGGAATTCATTGTTAAATCTGTCATATTGATACTTATATCCACTATCAAAGACTGCGTAAGAGGAGGATGAAAGTGAACTAAAGTAATTAACCAGATTATCAGTTTGAGTATTTGTGTTTGTAAGTCCAACCAAGTCGGTTCTGTGTGGTCCTACAGTTGCAACACAATCCTTTCTCTCATTTGCGAGAGAGATAATATAGTTTGCTTTTGCCTGAGATTCTGCTTGGGTAGCACATCCAGGACCCATGATCATGTAATCAACTTCGATCTCATCTTTATTAGAGAATAAACCGTATGCTGTGATTAGACTGGAAAGTTCCGCCTTCATTCCACCAGTAGTAGAATAATCAACACCTCCAGCAAAGGTATAGTTGATATTTCCTAGTGCTGCAAAAGTAACTCCTTGTGCCTCTTGTCCCCAAAGACCATCACCAGTTGTTACTGCCGTAAAGTCCGTTGAGAATCCAGTTGCTCTTGGATAACTTGAGTGAAAAGTATCATCAGCTTGTGATGGGTTGTAACCAGCATAGATGTTTTCAGAGAAATCTGCTAGATAATCTTTGTAGTAAATTCTTTGAGGAGCATTTACATTAGAGATTGCGTCAGATGCCTTAGAAAGACTAATATGCTTTTCAATAATGTTACCTTTAATTCCAGTAACGGTTCCCTTGTCATCGACTACAACAACGTGTAGTGCATCATTTTTTCCACTTCTATCAGTTACGTATACATTTGAAACTGGTCTTGGAGCAATAGACTTCCAGAAAGTCGTTGCATTTGTAAGACCCAAAGTTTGCTGATCATACCAATCAACAGCTGTTGAAGGCGTAAATCTAGTTGCTTGAAGTCCGGTGCTATTAATACCAGAGTTATTGACAAAATCAACAGCAACAGAGGTTCCAAAAGATCTTGTTGTAGATCCTTCTTGATATGTAATTGCAGTTTCTGTGGATCCACCACCAACTGTCTCTACTCTAGAGACAACTTTAACATCTACTGTGCTATTTCCCCCTGTAGCATCAGTGTTAAGACCAACAACAATTCCTTTTAAGAAACCAGTAAATCCAGTGGTAGTTCCTGACCCAGGAATGACAGCATTAGTAAGTGCAGCAGTTACACCAAAACCAATCGTTGCTCCTGCATTCGCAAGACTTGTAGTTGCAATTCCAATCGTTTGATCTGCGTAGTTATCAATAACACAAACCTTCAGTCCATCTGCCCACTTTCCTGGGTTCTTAGCTGCATAAGTAAAGTTTGTAGAAGTTTTATAGTTCTCTTGATAATCGTCGTAATTCTTAATCTTAAGAGTAGTTGTATTGGCAATACCAACACCTGCATTAGAGTTCTTTAAATCGGTGTCGTCTGCTCTTACTACCTTGAGAATTCCTCCATAAGAAAGGTAATTCGAGGCACTCATCCAATACTCATACTGAGTGTCAGTTGAAAGTGGCTTGCCAAAGGTATTGATGAGTTCTTGTTC